CAACCTCGCACAGAATCTCAGAATTTCATGTTTGGGATTTATGTGTTATTTGTGATTTTTTGTAACAACAAAAACAAAAAGGAAAAATTGGACATGCCTGCAGGAAGACCACCGAAGCCGCTAGAACAAAAGCGCAAAACGGGCAGAACGCCCAACACCGATTCGGGTGGGCGCAAACTTCCTGAGATTGCGACAGTCACAGTTTTGCCAATGGCGACTTCGATTCCTGAACCGCCAACCGATCTTGGTCTTGAAGGTCGCGACCTTTGGGAAAAAACTTGGAACACCGCAATCACTTGGCTTTCACCAATCAGCGACATGAAACAGGTTGAAAGCGCTTGCCGATTGGCTGACGATGTTGCGCTTGCGCGGCAGGTTTATCGAACCACGCGAGATGTCGCAGATGGAAAGTTGTTGGTATCGTTCTCTGATGCATTGCAGAAATCGCTGACAGTTTTGGGCTTCAATCCTGTGAGCAGATCGCAACTGGGGGTTGCAGAAGTACGGCGGGCGACAGCACTTGAAGACCTCATCCGGCAAAAAGAAAGCCGCAACTAGAACCTGGCCACCGCGCTGGCTCACGCCAGTTTCGGCAGCTGACCGCAAACGCGGCGATGGCGAACTGTATGCAAAATTCATTGAAGCGGTTTGTAGGGTCACAAAGGATTCCATCGCAGCACCGGCAGGTGAGCTGCTACAACTGCGCCCATTCCAAACCGAATTGCTTTCACATCTGCTCGCACGCAGACCTGATGGAAGATTCAAACACCGCGCAGCCCTTGTTGGGATGGCGCGAAAAAATGGCAAGTCGCAATTGGCAGCCGGCGTTGGTCTTGCTGGCCTAACCCTTGGCGGTAATGGATCAGAGATTCTTTCCTGCGCAGCTGACCGCGACCAGGCACGCATTGTTTTTGGAACAGCCCGCAGGATGGTCGAACTTGATCCTGAACTTTCGCGGATGTTCAAGTTGTATCGGGATGCCATCGAATTCCAGGAAAAGGGTTCGGTCTATCGCGTTCTTTCCGCTGAGGCTTATACCAAAGAAGGTTTGAACCCTTCGCCCGTCATCATCTTCGATGAAGTTCACGCACAACCCACGCGAGAACTTTGGGATGTCATGTCACTTGCCGGTGGCGCTCGCGCTGATTCCCTACTTTTCGGAATCACAACTGCCGGTGTCAAAACAGCTGCGAACGGCCAAGATTCATTGTGCTTCTCGCTTTATGAGTACGGCAAGCGAATCATCAGTGGTGAAATTGATGATCCGTCATTCTTCTTCGCATGGTGGGAACCGGCGAGCGCCGATGCCAATTTCAAAGACCCACTGGCCTGGGCGGAAGCCAACCCCGGCTTTGATGACATCGTGGATGCAGAAGATTTTCACAGCGCAGTTCTGAGAACGCCAGAAGCAGAATTCAAGACCAAGCGAATGAACATGTTCGTCAGCACTTCAACTGCTTGGCTTCCTGATGGATCGTGGTCAGCACTGGCACAGCCTTATCGCGAACCTGTTCCTGGCGAAGATGTGGTTCTTGCCTTTGATGGCGCATTCAGCAACGATTCCACCGCACTTGTTGCGTGGATGCTAGGCGGGGAAAAACCGCACTTGATGGTTGTTGGATTATGGGAGCGACCAGAAGATGCCGACAACACCTGGCATGTTCCCATCGCAGAAGTTGAACAAACCATCATCAACACCGCCAGAGATTCAAGGTTCAATGTTCGGGAAATCGTTTTCGACCCGGCACGCTGGCAGAGAACAATGATGCTTCTGGATGAAGACGGGTTGCCGGTTGTCAGTTACCCCAACAACGCAGAACGCATGGTTCCGGCCACACAGAAGTTTTTTGAAGCAGTGATGAATCAATCCTTCACTCATGATGGTGATGAAAGACTTGCGCGGCATATTGGAAACTGTGTCACCAAGCAATCTTCGCGTGGCGTAATGGTTGCGAAGGCATCTTCCAAGCGAAAAGTGGATGCGGCTGTCGCAGCAATTTTTGGTTACGACAGAGCAACACAACCGCAAGAAAAGGCAAAACCCGTTGCAAGATATTTCTCTGTGAGGACATAAATGAAAAAAGGTTGGATTCTCATCGGTGTTGAAGTTGTCGGCCTAGCAGTCGCCGGCGCTGGCTTGTTGATGGTTTCGGTTCCCGTTGCATTGATTGGTCTTGGCGGTTTCATCGTATGGATTGCAGAAAGAGCAAGTGAATGAGCATTTCAAAATCATTGCGCAAACTAGAAAAGCGCCAGCAAAGTGCAAACACCCAATATGTTGAACCACTGATTCCTGGTCGCCCTGCTTACACCACACCGGCTGGTGTGGATGTCACACCTGACACCGCCCTTCGCATGTCAGCGGTCTATGCTTGCGTGCGCTTACTTGGCGACACCATTTCTTCACTTCCCCTTGGTGCTTATGTGCGCCGGGGTCGCAATCGCATTTCCTACGCCGCAGCATTTGGCGAACAACCTGTTTGGATCAATAAGCCAAACCCTGAATCCACCCGCCTGGAATTCATTGAACAAATCATCACTTCACTGAACCTTCATGGCAACGCCTTCATTTTGACAGTGCGTGATGATATGGGTGAGGTAGTCGAACTCTATGTTCTTCATCCTGATGATGTAACGATTCACCGCAACCTTGAAGGCTTCCCGCTTTCTTATGTGGTTCGAAATTCGTACACCAAAGTTTCTGAAATTCTCACGCCGAATGACATCTTGCACATCCCGATGTTCCGGCTTCCCGGCCACCTTCTTGGTCTTTCACCAATCGGCGCAGCTCGCATGAGCGTTGGCGGTGCGATGGCTGCTGAGATTTACGCGGCATCATACTTTGGCAATGCTGCCAACCCTGGTGGTGTCATTGTTTCGCCCAATGAACTCACTGAAGAACAAGCCAAAGAAATCATCACCAACTGGCAAATTGATCATGCTTCGCCCTATCGTGCGGGCAAGGTTGGCCTTCTCTCTGGTGGCGCTGATTTCCGACCATTGACCATCAACGCACAAGATGCGCAGATGCTTGAAGCCCGCCGATTCGGTGTGGAAGAAATCGCCCGATTGTTCCGCGTTCCGATTTCACTTCTTGGTCATCCTGTCGCTGGTGCGATGTCATTTGCTTCCGTTGAAGCGCAGAACCTTTCCTTCGTTCAACACTCATTGCGCCCATTGCTCGAAAGATTAGAACAGGCGCTTTCAACGCTACTTCCAGAACCCGATGGATTTGTGAAGTTCAATTTGGATGCGCTGTTGCGTGGAACCACATTGGAGCGTTACGAAGCCTACACAAAGGGCTTGCGTGAAGGATTCCTTTCGCTCAATGATGTGCGATCAGTGGAAGACCTTTCACCAATTGGTGAAGCCGGCGACCAATACCGCGTTCCTTTGCAGAACATTGATGCCGCAGATGCCCGCGATGTTGGATTCAATCTTCGTTCAGAAATCGCAGCTCGACTTGTCCAGGTCGGCTATGAACCAAGCGAAGTTCTTTCAGCGGTTGGCATTGAGCCAATCAAGCACACCGGAATCCCATCCACCCAACTTCAGCAAGTTGCGCAGATTGACCCTGCCGATCCTGCTTCAGTCTATGAAGTCAAGAGCGCCCCAAATGTTGATGTTCACGCACCAGAAACCATCATCAACATCCCGAACACCGAAGTTCGCGTGGATGCCCCTGTTCTCAATGTGGATGCCCCAGTTCTCAACATGGAAGCACCGCAGGTTCACATGGATGCACCGCAATTCACAGTTGAGGTGGAACCAAACATTGTTCTTCAACAGCCATCACCAAGAAAGGTGATTCGCACAGTTGAACGCGATGAACACAACAGAATTGTTCGAATCATTGAAGAAGAAGTGGAAGGATAAAATATGGCAACAGGATTGAGCGCCTACCTTGCAAACGCGCTTCTTGATTCAGTTGGGAATGCAACCAGTTTTTCGGTTGCGAATGTCTATGTGAAACTACATGTTGGTGATCCAGGTGCAAATGGCACTGCGAATCCAGCAACAGAAACAACACGCAAGGCTTGCACTTTTGCCGCCGCATCCGGGGGTTCACTTTCGTCTGATGCCGATGTTTCCTGGACAAACATTGCTGGTAGTCAAGATGCGACATATTTCACCGCATGGGATAACGCATCAACTGGCAATTTCTTGTTCTCTGGAACGATGACTGGCAATGCCTATACCGCCGGAGATACCTTCACGATTCCTTCTGGATCACTGACCGCTTCACTTACTGTCGCCAGTTAGCCCATCAGCATGACTGAATTTCTTCGGTTCACGCTTGATGTTTCACCACTAGATTCCCCAAATTACGGGCTAGACGGAAACTTTGCCTTCACCGAAGAAGGCGCTGGCACTAGCAATTCCGCGCTCACAGCAACGGCAACTGCGACAAGACAAACCTTCGCAACTGCCGAAGCGTTGGCAACTTTCGCAGCTGAAGCCACCGCCACCATCATCAACCCTGATTCGGCCACCGCGCTTCTTGGTGGATTGTCAGCCAGCGCCAGTTCTGTCACAAGCATCACCGGAACAGCAACTTCTGAATTTGGTGGACTGACCGCATCTGCAAATGTTCTTCCACCACCAGCACCAAGCACCGATGCATTGACTGGTTCGGTTCAGTTCATCCAGCCAAGCAAATTTGTTCCACAACAAGAAGTTCAAAAGCCGGTCAATGTTGTCACAGCAAATGCACTTTCCTTCAATGTATTCAATGCTGAAACAACAAGTGTGATTGAATTTTCTATCCTTGAAGAAGACAACGAACTTCTTCTTCTTATGTAAGGAAGGTCAATGCCATATTTCATCAGCGACAAGCAAAGTGATTGCAGCGGATGGGCGACAGTAAAAGAAGAAACTGATGGTTCGTACACCACAATTGGTTGCCATGACAACAAGCAGGGTGCGATTGACCAGATGGTTGCAGTTTCCATTGCTGAGGATATGGAACCAGGTGGCGAAGTGAACAAGCGCCAGGTTGATTTGACTGTTCCAACCTACATTCGACAAAACGCACAACGCGGCTTGGAATGGGTTCGCAATGGTTTTGGGGGCGATGGTCTAACGGAGAAGACCAAGCGCGAAGCGCGAGAGATGGCAGATGGATCGGTGAGTGAAAGCAAGGCACGCCGAATGGCAGCCTGGTTCGCCCGCCACATGGTTGATTTGGATTCCCCGGAAGTTGGAGATGAATCCAACCCAACACCAGGAATGGTTGCGCATGCACTTTGGGGCGGCTACCCAAAGAGCGAAAGCGACAGAGCAATGAAATGGGCGCAACGCAAGGTTGCCGAATTAGATGCAGAAGCCGCAGATTCAAGGAGCAAACAAGTGGCAAAAAAGATTGAGCGCCGCACATTCGCGGTTCAAAACATTGAAGCAAGAGCAGCAGAAGATGGAACAATGCGCCTGTCAGGATACGCAGCTGTTTTCAACAACCCATCCGTTCCGCTTCCCTTTGTTGAGAGAATCGCACCAGGCGCATTTCGCAAGACACTTTCTGAAATGCCAGATGTTCGGTTGCTCATCAATCATGAAGGACTTCCCTTGGCTCGCACCAAGAATGGAACTCTCACCCTGACTGAAGATGAAGTTGGTCTTCGCTTTGATGCGATTATTGCCAACACCACAGAAGGTCGCGATTTATATGCGCTGGTTCAGCGTGGTGATTTGGATCAGATGAGTTTTGCCTTCCGGGTCATTCGTCAGGCATGGAACTCAGACCGCAGCGAAAGAACATTGAAAGAAGTTTCCTTGGCTGATGGCGATGTTTCAGTGGTTACTTATCCGGCATACCCTGCCACATCAGTGGAAGCCCGCGAGAAATTAGCCAGCGCCATCCGCGCAATCAAGGAAGGCCGGGAAGTCAGTGGCGAATCCTTGATGCTTCTTCAGGCAATCTTTGATGATCTCTCAGAAGGTCACGAATATGTCATGAAGGCTGTCGAATCCATGTCAGTTCTTGTTGGCAACGGCGAAATGGAAGAAGAAGCCCGTCAAGAAGTTGGCGATTTTGTCGAATGGGATTCATCTGGTGGAACTGCTCGCGGAAGAATTGAACACATCATGGAAGAAGGGGTTCTTGGAATCCCAGATTCAGATTTCAGTATCACCGCAGAAGAAGATGACCCGGCTGTTCTCATTCGCGTATATGAAGAATTCCGCGATGGATGGCGACCAACCGAAACACTTGTTGGTCACAAGATGTCAGAACTTCGATTCATTGATCCACTGCCAGAAGCCACAGAAGAAGAAGGCAGAAAAATCTCATTGCGATATGCCAAAGCGCTTCGCAATGTTGTCAAATAGTTTTCGGCAAAAAGCCGAATTGAAGCCGGTTGCTTCCCTGCACCCTTTACGCGCCGCAGGTTGTCGTTGCCACCACTTCATCAAACAATCAATCACAGGAGAAAAATGTCTTACATCAACAAAGTGATTGAGCGCCGCGATGCTGTCAAGGCTGAGATGGATGCAATTCTCGATGCAGTTGCAACTGAGAATCGCACCGACCTCACCGCTGACGAAACCGCCAAGTATGATGCTTTGGTGGAAGAAAGCCGCTCGCTCGATTCCAAGATTGAAACCTTGAAGGCACAAGCAGATGCAGATGCAAAAGCTGCTGAGGCTCGCGCCGCTGTCGCATCCGTAGTGATGCCATCCGCCCCTGCTCGCGTAACCCGCGAAGCACGCACCTACACCGCACAAGCAGAACATTCCTTCGTCAAGGATGCATTCAATGCACAATTCCGTAGCGACTTCGGCGCACAAGAGCGCCTTGCACGTCACATGCGTGAGGAATCCATTGAGCGCCGCGATGTTGGAACTGCTCAATTCGAAGGTCTAGTTGTTCCACAGTATCTCACCGACCTTGCTGCGACATACGCACGCGCTGGTCGCCCATTTGCTGATTTCGGAACCACCAAGCACGCACTTCCTGCTGCTGGTATGACCCTCAACATCAGCCGCATGACCACAGGTTCTTCAACCGCTGTTCAGGTAACACAGAACGATGCTGTTTCTGAAACAGATGTTGATGACACACTATTGACAATCAACGTTCGCACAATCGCTGGACAACAGGATATTTCCCGTCAAGCAATTGAGCGTGGAACCGGCATTGATCAATTCGTTGTCAATGACCTCATCCGTTCATGGCACACCACCCTCGACAATCAAATCCTCAATGGCGCTGGCACAGCCGGAACCATCAAGGGTCTTCGTTCATCCGGTGGAAATGCAGTCACCTTCACAAGCACCGCACCAACAGTTGCGCTTCTCTATCCAAAACTTGCTGATGCATTCCAGCAAATTGAGAGCAACGTATTTGCAAAGCCAACTCACGTTGTGATGCACCCACGCCGTCTTGCATTCTTGCTCGCGGCTACTGATTCAACTGGCCGACCACTTGTTGTTCCAGCAGCAAATGGCGCAATGAACGCCGCAGGTGTTGGCGCTGGCGCTGCCGATTATGGCAACAGCGGATACCAACTTCTTGGCCTTCCAATCATCACTGATGCAAACGTTGGAACCACTTATGGAACCACCACAAATCAGGATGAAATCTATGTCATTGATGCTCGTGAGAACCACCTCTGGGAGCAACCAGGATCACCATTCGCATTGACATTCGATGCAACTGGTGCAGGTTCACTCACCATCAAGACTGTTGTCTATGGATTCGCAGCCTACACAGGCGAACGCTATCCACTAGCAAACTCAATCATTTCTGGTTCAGGATTAGCAACACCATCCTTCTAGTGATTGAATAAATTTCTGGCTTTCTAGTCAGAAAAAATCGGCAAGAGAAGTGACAGATTCCCCCGGCTGTTGCTTCTCTTGCCCCTATAATTCGGGGGAATTATGAAATCAAATCACAAAGTTTCCATTGGCACCTGCGACCCAGGAATGGTTTCAGGTTCCTTCGCTTTTGCGATGATGCAGTTGAGTGCCGCACGATCCAATCGCCTTGGTTCTCACATTCGAATCAAGGGTTCCGGGTTGCTCTCCAAACAGCGCAATCGCGTGGTCAAACATTTTCTTGACACAACAGATTCCGACTGGCTTCTGATGATTGATTCAGATGAACAGTTGAGCATTGAGAATTTCGACAAACTTATTGAAGCAGCTCATCACACAGAAAGACCTATTGTTGCCGGTCTTGTTTTTGCTGCTTTTGATGTGGGCTGGCTTTACCCACAACCGCTTCCGGCCATCTTTATGGAGCAGGAGAACGGATTCCTTCCGCTTTACAAGTACGACAAAAACGCAGTCTTTGAAATTGATGCGGCAGGAACCGGATGTCTTTTGGTTCATCGCTCAGTTCTTGAAAAAATGCGAGAAGTCGCAACGGATCATCAGGGCAAGGATTGGTGCTGGTTCTGGGATGGAGCCATCAACGGCGAATGGGTGGGCGAAGATTTGCTGTTCTGCCGAAGGGCAAAGCAGCTTGGTTTTCCAATTTATGCGCACACTGGTGTGATTCTTCCGCACTTGAAAACATATTGGGTTCAAGAAGCGCACCATGAATTTTGGCAACATAATGTCGCACCAGCGTTGAAAGGTAGAAGTGAAAAAACTTTCGATGTTCAGCCTGATGCGTAAAATTTCAAAAGCACAGGAAACAGCAAGCATTCAGCCGGAATTGGAAAGAGCAATGACCGGAAAAAAAGAAAGAAAGGTCATCAAGCGTGGCAATCACTAACGGATACTGCACTCTTGCAGAATTGAAGTCAGCACTAGCAATTGATACTGGCGACACAGTTGATGATGCCGCACTTGAACTGGCCATTGAAAGTTCTAGCCGAATGATTGATGATTATTGTGACCGCTTCTTCTATCAAGACGGAACATCACAATCACCTGTTTCTCGATATTACAGCCCAATTGACATGTACTATGTTCAAATTGATGACATCGTAACCATCACCGAAATCGCTACCGATGAAGACCTTTCCTTTCAATGGGATACTGTTTGGACTACTACCGACTACATGGTGGAACCAATCAACAATCCACGCAAAGGTTGGCCATACAACAAACTTCTTGCAGTCGGCGCATACATCTTCACCGCCGGATTGCCACAAAGTCTTCGTGTCAAAGGCATCTGGGGCTGGTCAGCGGTTCCTAAAGAAATCAAAACCGCGTGCTTGATACAATCTTCCAGAATGTTCTTGCGCCGACAATCCCCGTTTGGAATCGCTGGTTCACCAGAGTTGGGAACAGTCAGATTGCTTGCCAAACTTGATGCCGATGTTGAAGCACTGATCAAGCCATTGCGCAGATTTGCCGGGATGGTCAAATGATTCCTTCACAGGTTCGTGATGGATTGAAGACAAGACTTCAGACAATTTCTGGACTTCGTTGCTATGACCTAGTGCCAGACCAAGTGAACCCACCAGCTGCGGTGGTGGGGCAATTAGATTTCACATTCGACATTGACAATGCGCGTGGGTTAGACCAGGCAAATGTTGATGTCATTGTGATTGTTCAGCGATTTTCGGAGCGTGCCGGACAAAACAGGTTGGATGCATATCTTGCCGGTTCTGGTACGGGTTCGATAAAAGCAGCAATTGAAGGTGACAGGACTTTGGGTGGCGCTTGCCAAACCTTGCGTGTCACATCAGCGGAATCTGGATCGTATGAATCCAACGGAAGCAACTTTCTCAGTTACCGCTACCGAATCACAATCTACGGATAAGCCGGAAGGAAAGAAATGGCAAGAATCGTTCTCACCGATGTGCAGGTTCTCATCAACACATCAACAGACATCAGCGATCACATTGCTTCAGTGACACTCAACAGCACTGTCAATGAAGTTCAAACAACCGCGATGGGCAACACCGCAATCACCCGCGTTGGTGGTCTTCTTGACAACAGCGTGACCCTTGAATTCCACCAGGATTTCGCAACCAGTTCAATTGAATCAATTGTGTATCCTCTCATTGGAACAGTCACCACAATGAAGGTCAAACCAACATCATCCGCAACAGGAACAGCAAATCCGCAATATGTATTTTCTGCGCTTGTTTCAGAATGGACACCAATCAACGGAGCAGTTGGCGAACTTTCCACCGCTTCCGTCACTTGGCCAATCAGCGGAACAATTACCAAAACCACTGCATAACAAAAAGAAATGGGGGGTCATCTCATGGATGGCTTACAAATTCAGGTCAATCGAAAGAATGACAAAAGCGATTCCTATCCCCTAAGCCCACGAATCATTGTGGCTTGCGAACAGAAGTTCGGCATGGGGATAGGAAAAGCACTTGAAAGTCAGCGCATGGAAATCTTGTATTTTCTTGCATACGAAGCAGTAAAGCGAAGCGGTGAAGTTCTCAAACCTTATGGTGACGAATTTCTTGATTCACTTGTTTCTGTGGAGTTGATTTCTGACGATTCTTTCGAATCCACCGCGAAAGCCTAACATTTACGATTGCGGCAATCGCGGCTGAAACAGGGATTGATCCGGTTTCCTTATTGGATGCACCACCGGGAATCCTCGAAGCAATCGTTGCATATTTGAAAGACAGAGCGCGAAAGTAAGGTGACACATGGCATCAGATGGTTTGCATGCCAGGGTCACAGTCGAAGGCTTTCAGAGGACAATCACTGAACTGAAAAAATTCGATGCAAAAGCGTATCGGCGCATGAATTCATCCATCCGGCAAGAAATGGCTGTGCTGGAACAAACCGCCAAAGGCTTTGTTTCTAACGCCAGCAGAAGTTGGCGTGGAACACCGCTGAGTGGTTGGCGCGATGTTCCGGCACAGAACGGAAGAACACGCGGGGGTGCTGGCTGGCCAGCATGGAATGAAGGCGAAATCAAAGCCGGCATTTCACGAACAACCGCGCAAGGTCGCGTTGATGTGAACTATCGAACGAACTTGTATGGCTTGAAAAACAAATCGGCAGCTGGTGTCATCTTTGAAACAGCGGGTCGCAACAACAAACTTTCACCATTCAATCGCAAGATTGCCAATATGTTCCGACCAGCAAGGCGAATTGTGTACCGCGCTGTTTGGGAAGATCGTGGCGACATTCAACGCAAGATTGTCAAAATCATGCAAGACACAATCAGAGAAACAAACCAAGGATTGCGTGGGTTCAAAATAGATGGCTAATGTCGGCGCAGTAATCGCACGAATTATCACCCAATACAGCGACAAAGGAAGCAAGGCCGCCCAACGGGATGCCAAGAAACTGGAAAAAAGTTTCGATACCTTTTCCAAGCGGGCAAAACTTGCCTTTGCTGGCGCTGCTGCTGGCGCTGGTTATTTCGCACAAAGACTTGCCAAAGAAGGCGTTCGTGCCGCAGCCGAAGAAGATAAGGCGCTGGCATCACTAGGTCGAACCCTTCAAAATGTTGGACAAGCCTTTGCCATCCCGCAGGTCAATGAATTCATTTCAGCACAACAGGCCGCCCTTGGAGTTTCAGAGGATCAACTCAGGCCAGCATTCCAGCGACTTGTCACTGTTCTTGGTGATGCTGGACTTGCACAAGAACAACTTTCCCTTGCGCTAGATGTCAGTGCGGGAACCGGCAAATCACTTGATCAAGTGGTCATGGGATTATCACGCGCATATTCAGGCAATACTGCCGGACTTTCCAGACTTGGCGCAGGATTAGACAAAACACTTTTGAAATCTGGTGATTTGGTTGCCATCACCGCAGAACTCAACAAGAAGTTTGGCGGTCAAGCAGCTGTCGCCGCAGCATCCTTTGGTGGATCACTAGACAAAATCAAGATTGCTGCTGATGAAGCCAAGGAATCCATTGGTCAAGCAATCATCACCGCCATCATTGGTGAAGGTGGCAATGCTCAGAACCAGGTTGAAGGCTTGACAAAAGGCATTGCCAAGTTCGGTGATATGGTCGCAACAGCCTTCACCTTCATCATTCCAATCGTCAAAGACTTCTTTGGATTCATTCAAAAGATTTTCACTACGCTCAGCAAGATGCGACCAGTCATCACCGCCATTGGAAGTTTGATTGCCGGAGCATTTGTGGCTGGAAAAGTCATTGCCTTCGTCAATGCTATTCAAAAACTTGTCGCCGTCATGAAAGCACTTCGCGCTGCCGCCGCCACCGCTGGCATCGCAACAGCGCTGGCAACTGGCGGTGTGAGCGTTGCTGCCGGTGCCGCTGGCGCTGCGGCGGCTGTGGCTGCGATGGGTGCATCTATTTACGCTGCCAACAAATTGTTTGACAAGTTAGACAAGGCATCTTCGAAGGTCGCCAAGAACAGCAAGACCACTTCTTCCACAACAAATGGAACCATCAAGCCAACAAGAACACTTCAACAAATCATGGCTGAGATGGAAAAGAACAGCGACAAAACTGCGAAGAACGCAAAAGCGCTGACGGCTGAGCAGAAGACCCAAGCTGCGGTTCTCAAATTCGCACAAAGCGTTGGCATTGATCCAACGAAAGACCTTGAATCGGTCAATCTATTTGCTGCCGCTGTTCGTAAAGTTGGAGCAGATGCGACAGATGAGCAGAAGAAGGCAGCCCTTGTTGCCCTTCAAACTGCGGGAAACACCGCGCAAGAATCGGTCAATCTTCTTGCTTCCGCGATACGAGAAGTCACCAATCAAACTGTTGGGAACTTCGGAACAGCTGCGATGGCTGCCGCTGCCTACAACGAAGCAATCAAAGCCGGAATCAAGGCAATGGTGGATGCTGGCATCACTGATGTTGCTACCCTACAAACAGCCTTTGGTTCGCTCAACAAAGAACTTCTTGCGTATATTGCCAATCTAACGGCAGCGAAAAACACAGAACTGACCAAGACTGGCGCACCACAATCCGCACCAACAGCACTTCAGCAAGCACTCGCCGCACAACAGGCAGCCAATCAAATCGCTGCCACTGTTTATGGCGCACCAGTTCCATCACTCACCACTGGTTCAAAATCAGACATCAAAGCAACAACAGAAGCCCTTGGGGTTGGCTTACAAAATGCCGACAAAGCGATGCAAGGTGTATTGGATACTGCTCGCAATGTTCTTGCAACTGTTACTGGTGGAAAATATGGAACAGTTCCATCAGCATCACCACCACTTCCTTCTGCGTACCTTCCATCTGGTTATGGTTCCATCACTATGATTCCGCAAGCGCAACCAACCATCAACATCAATGCGCCGGTTTATGGTGTAGGAGATTTGCAACGGCTGATTGTTGATTCAATCAATCAAGCGCAAAAGAATGGAACAACAACCACCCTTCCTAATGGTGGCCGCTAATGGCAACACCAGCAACCCTTGGTGTGGAAATCAATTTTTCCAATGGCGCTTCTTTCGGAACTGTTCTTCTGCTCGATGATCCATCCACACCACTAGACACCGGCGTTCTTGGTGATGCTGCGACTGTCATTGCTGATGTTTCCAATCAAACGCAATCAGTGCAGATTCGGCGCGGATACAATCGGATTGCTGACAATTTCAGCACTGGAACAGCAACTGTGGTCATTGTTGATGAAACGGGTGCGTTCAATCCCGACAACACTTCATCGCCGTACTACGGACTTCTCACGCCGCTTCGAAAAATTAGAATTTCTGGAACATACAATTCTGTGAAGTATTATGTTTTCAGCGGATACATTCAGTCATTTAGGTATCAAGCACCGAATGGAACTGATCTTGCGAAGGTCTTCATTGATGCGGTGGATGGTCAAGCACTTTTGAATCTTTCGACTGTCACCACAGTTCCGGGTTCTGGGGTTCAAGATAGTGGCGCTCGAATCAACGCAATCCTTGATGCGATTGCGTGGCCATCTTCCATGCGATCCGTTCAAACAGGAGCAAGCACCCTGCAAGCCGACCCTGGCGGGAACAGGAGCGCCTTGGATGCCATCCTCACTGTGGATGACAGCGAACTGGGTGCGTTCTATTTTGACGAATTAGGGCAAGCAACCTTCATCAATCGAACGAATCTTGCCACTGCCATCACTGGCGTTCCGACCATCTTCACCGATGATGGGTTGGGAACAGATATTTCCTATCAGGATGTGCAGTTCAATCTTGATGACACGCAGCTGGTCAATTATGTGTCGGTACAACGGGTCAATGGAACTGCACAAATCGCGTTTGACCAGTCATCCATTGATGCCTATTTCCAGCGCACCAGACTTCGCCAGAATCTTCTGATGCAAACCGATGAGGAAGCGTACGATCAGGCCAACACCTTCCTTTTCAGTCGCAAGGATTCAGAGATGCGCATTGATGCCATCGTGCTGGATTGTTCGGACAACACTGAATCAGAACGCATTGAAGCAGCACTTTCGATTGACTTCTTTGCGCCCATCCGCGTGACCCGCGAACTTCCCGGCGGGGCAGTTACCCGCAAATTGCTGGTGCAAGGAATCCAGCACAACATCACACAATTTTCTTGGGTGACGACATTGGAAACTGCGCTTCCGCAGATTTCGAATGTCTTCATCTTGGATTCTCCTGACTATGGCGTTCTTGACCAAAACGCCTTGTCATATTGATTCCGCTACAATTCACCACAGGATAAGGAAGAAGGAACATGGCAGCACCTCTTGGATACAAGGACTTTGTTGCGGGCGATCCGCTGACAGCAGCTCAGGTGGATGGATACCTGATGGCGCAATCCGTCATGACATTCGCAAGTTCAGCAGCAAGAACTTCGGCGTACCCATCACCAAGCGAAGGAAATCTTTCCTATCTTGCTGACACCAATTCATTTGAAATCTACGATGGCGCAGCATGGGTTGCGTATGGATCAGGTGACATCACTGGTGTGACCGCAGGGTTTGGCCTTTCAGGTGGCGGTTCATCTGGCGCTGTAACTTTATCGGTGGACAACACCACCATCCTGACCACGACCAATGCGGTTGCGGTTCAAAACAAGATTCTTGTTGCACCAGAAGAACGCACCACAGTTTCGGCAACAGCTGCGACAGGAACAATCAACTACGATGCGCTCACTCAGGGCGTTTTGTATTACACCACCAACGCATCAGCAAACTGGACATTGAACATTCGTGGAAATTCCACCACAACACTTTCTTCTGTTCTTGCTGTTGGTGATGCCATCACAGTGACATTCCTTGTTCAACAAGGAGCAACTGCGTATTACAACAATGTTGTGCAAATTGATGGATCATCAGTCACACCAAAATATCAAGGTGGAACTGCGTGGGCTGCTGGCAACGCATCATCCATTGATGCCTATGTGTACACAGTGATCAAAACGGCAGCAACGCCGACATACACAGTTTTTGCATCACAAACAAAATTTGCCTAATTAGGGGGAAGAATGTCACCAATACTTTCAGCGCGTGGCGGCTTGTCTGCCGGTGCGTATGGTTGGGGTGCGCTGAGTGGTGCTGAAGCAGGTTTTGATTCCATTGCATCATGGACTTCTGGAAATGGTTCAACACAGGCAATCACTTTCTCGTCTATTCCTCAGACATATAAACATTTGCAGATTCGATGCTTTTTCCAAACAACAAGCGCCGGTTCGTCACCTGTTTTGCGATTCAATGGTGATTCAGCGATGAATTATAATAGGGGATACATCAGAGCAAATCAGTCAAGCATTTCTGCATTTCATGGTGATGCAAGTTTTGCCGCGAACCTATTTCCAAACGGAACACAAACATCAAGTTGGCCAAATGTTTGCATTGTGGACATTTACAACTATTCAAACACAAGCAAATTCAAAACTGTGAAAAATTTCAACTTCAATCAAAACAAATCATCTGGTGCAAGCATTTTGCATTATGAATCAGGCCTTTGGAGAAACAACACTGCAATCACTTCGTTCAGTTGGGATGCAAATGCATATACAAGTGAAACTGTCATTGCTTTATACGGGATGGGATAATAATGCCAGCAACATATGAGCCAATTGCAACAACAACACTTGGAAGCACAGTTTCTTCATACACTTTTTCTTCTATTCCTCAAACATATTCTGATTTGAGATTAGTTGCAACAGTGCAAAGAGGAACTGCTGGTTCTGGTTGGTATGTCACATTGAATTGCAATGGAAACACTGGCGCAAATTATGGCTACCAAATTATGACTGCGTATGGTGGAACAATTGCATTTCAAGGATTTTCTTCAGTCAATGATACTGCTATCTATTGCAATATCGTTGACCCCGGCGGAGCAAGTCAGTGGGCTTTAGTAGTTGCAGATATTATCAACTATACATCAACAACAGTTCACAAAGGAATGTTGATTTCACATGGGAATGCTGTAAATGGAACCTACGGACAAACTTCAAGAACTGGTGGGAACTTTTTTTCTAGTTCAGCAATTACATCTTTGACGTTGAATGGAGCAAATTACAATCTTGCATCAGGCTCACAACTTACTTTGTTCGGCATAAAGAAGGCATGACATGGCTGCAACATTCAAATTGATTCAAAAAACTGAATTGACATCAACAACTTCAACAATCACTTTCAGCGCGATTCCGCAGACATATGATGATTTGTATCTGGTTGTTGCTGCTGCTTCCAATAACTCTGGAAGAAGTTCGTTGCGCGTAAGTTTCAACGGATACACAGGAAATGCACCAGAAGGTGTTGAATTTGCAGGGTACGGAACATCAATTCAGGGATACCGAAACACTGGCGCATCTGGTGAGTTTTACATATATCCTGGGATTGCATCAACTGTAAATACCGGACAAGGTGGTTGTGAAATATATATGCCAAGATATACATCATCAAGCACTTTCATGCCGATTGTGTACAACTCAGTTGTTGAAGAAAATGGAAACACTGGACAAAATGTTTTGCTTGGTGGTGCTGTTATTTACAATTATTCAGTAGCAAAAACATCAATCGGTTTGGCATTGTTTAGTGGGGCAACATTCAGCGCAAATAGTGGATTTTATCTATACGGAATCAAGAACAGTTGAGAGGGAATGAAATGACATCAAATGAAGACCGCCCGGTGAAAGTCGAATTGAATTGCGAAACCGGAGAAGAAATCATCACGCCACTTTCTGATGAAGAAATTGCTGAGATAGAAGAATCAAGAAAGCAAGCAGCAGCAATGGAAGCAGCACACCAAGCAGAAATCGCCGCCAAAGCCGAAGCGAAGGCATCGGCGCTGGCAAAGTTGGCAGCGCTTGGGCTTACGGAAGAAGAAGCCGCCGCGATCACCAACTGATGTCAGTTCTCACCGGGGATTGCACCACCGAATCCATCCCAACTTGGGAAGATTATTCTGACCCCCTAGGAGAAGACAAATGCAGTCAGGTCAAGTCACGATCACCACAACAGCAACGCTGATTGTTGGCACTGGAACCACTCACCGAATTCTTCATGTTCATGGTGCTTCCGGCGCATTCTTCGTGGGTGGAAGTGATGTCACTGATGCCACCGGATTCAAGATTGACAACGGCGAAAAGATTGTTTTTGAACTCACACCAACGGACACAATGTACGGAATCACTTCGTCAGGTAGCGCATCCTGCGGGTTTTTCGTATCAAACAGGTAAGGAATAAGGGATGTCACCAACAGACTGGGCGGGGTTGATTGTCAGCATCATCGCGATTGCAACTGCATTCCTGACGATGGTTCGATGGTTGGTCAAGCACTATCTGAATGAACTCAAACCCAATGGTGGCAGCTCGATGAAAGATTCCATTGACCGGCTTGAACGCCAGGTTGAGCAAATTATGAACATTCTGATGGAAAAGAAGTGAAATCACAGAACGGCTGGCCGGCATCACCTGATCCGAAGGCCATCAAAATCAAGTCATATCTGATTCCTAGCACTGACATCAAAGTTCGGGTGGCTGAAGCGGCAGCGCCACTGTTGATCCATTTCGCGCAAGAATTCAATGAGCGCGTGGAAAAGATAGACAAGGGCGAACTGGATGATTGGGGATACGCCTTTCGGATGGTCAGAGGATCAGAGGATTCCCTTTCCAATCATTCATCGGGCAGCGCACTGGATTTGAACGCCCGCCGCCATCCGCTTGGAAAGCGCGACACCTTTACGCCAGAGCAACGAGAAATTCTGGATGAACTCTGCAAGAAGTATGCTTTGCGCGGTGGATATACCTACAAGAACAGACCCGATGACATGCATTTTGAAGTGAATGTTTCTCCTGGGGAAGCGAAGAAAATCATCAAGGCACTTGGCCTTGGGAAATTGGAGAACAAATGAAAATCAATCCAAAGTTGAGCGCTGCGGCTGGAACCTACTTCCGCGCATTGCTGGTTCTTGTCATCACCTTGATGGCAACTATTGGCAAGTCACCTTGGGATTTCTCAGCCGATGATTGGAAGATGGTTGCCAACGGAGTGTGGGCTTCCTTCTTGCCGGTGGTCATGAGAGCGTTGAATCCAAAAGATGCGACATACGGCAAAATAAA